TAATGGAGCAACAACTATGACACGACTATATGTAAACAAGAATCTCGACTCAGGAGCGGGAGGAGCTGCGGGCGCGGCTGGCGGAGGTACAGGAGCAGGTGGTGGAGGTGCTGGAGCGGCAGCATCAGCAGGTGGAGCGGGAGGAGCTCCTACTCTCAACGACTTCATACGATCGCTCCCAACCGATCTCCAGTCCGAGGCGTGCCTGAAGAACATGGACTCCCCGACGACACTCGCCAAGGGGTACGTCCATGCGCAGAAATTGATTGGGGCCAAGCGTGTTGCTGCCCCAGAACCCACCTGGGCGGATGGTCAGTGGAATGAATTCTACGAGGCGGTCGGCCGCCCGAAAACTCCTGGCGACTATGTCCCCCCAAAAATTGAGGGGGTGGAAGTTAAGACTGATGACCCCCGCTGGAAGCAGACGGCGGATGCACTCCACAAGGCGGGGCTCACTCAGAAGCAGGCTGAGATCGTACTTAGCCGCTACTATGAGGACACGGTTACAACCACTAAGTCCCTGGCCACCCAGTTGGATCAACGTAAGATACAGGCTGAGACCGCACTCAAGACTGAGTGGGGCGATCAGTACGACATTAACGTGAATCTTGCTAAGGCGACTGTCAATAAATTCGCCGACCCTGAGTTTGTCGCGTACATCAATGAGGGTGGCGGGAATGATCCTCGCCTCATTAAGGCATTAGCCAATATCGGTAAGGCCATGATTGAGGATACTTCACGTGGTGGGAGCGCTGGTCAGGGGATGATCATCACTGATGCCACACGTGCCCAGCAGGAGCTTGGTAAGTTGAAGGGTGATCCTGAATTTATGAAGGCATTCACTCAGCGCAATCATCCCAACCACAAGCGCGCTGTGGAGCAGATGTTGAATCTTCAGAAGATGATCATGCCTGGTAAACAGCAGGAACAATAAGTGAGTCGCTCACTTCCAGCCTCATCCCAGTATGATTCTGCAGACATACTTATTTGTCCTAATGATGAGGCATTTGGACCTTTATGGAACACAATTTGCCCTAATTGCCGTAAGACTCACGGTAAGGATTGGCACATAGAAACTGACCTATGTAAGAAATGTCAGCAACAAAGTAAATACAAACAACATATGCATTACGCAAATGGACGGGAAGCAAAGAACGGTGATCGTGTTTTGAGAATTTCTGAAGGTTGGCAGAAGCCAATTGTTGGTATTCTCCACGATGCAGTTGCTGGGAATGATAACTGCAATGGCAACTTGGCTGTGCCGGTGAATGATCAGGCGGGGTGCAACCTTGCTGAGTGCCTGCACATTGATGATGTGCGGGCAGCTATCGGTGACATTAAGAGTGTTCCTGATCAGTCGAAGTAATCAGGACAATCATTATCCTGGGCCTCAGGTGTTTACATCTGAGGCCCAGCATTGTATAGTTGGTTCGTTGGACAATCTGGATACGTCCAGATCCGAACTGATGGCGATAACTCGCTCAGAATAGCGTGCTGTGGTACGTGAGGCGAAATCCGCGAGGACAACTCCGCCGCGTTGGTGATTTCAGAAACTTTCATAAATCATGAGCTTTGCAATTGATACGGCACTCGTTAATGCCTATCGTGCCAATATTGAGATCATGTTTCAGCAGGCGACGTCTCGGTTCCGTGACCGTGTGCGGGTTGAGTCGCAGCACGCTGAATATGAGTTCTATGATCGTATTGGCCCGGTGGACGCGGTTGAGGTAATCAACCGTCACTCGGACACTCCCCTCGTTTCAACCCCATTCGATCGTCGGCGCGTTGGTTTGCGCATGTTTGATTGGGCGGACTTAATCGACAAGCAGGATCGCATTCGGATGTTGGCTGATCCAACCTCCCCGTACGTCACTAACGCCGTCATGGCGCTGTGCCGCTCGATGGATGATGTGGTAATTCAGGCAGCCTTCTCTACTGCTTATGCGGGCGTGAGTGGTGGCACCTCAGTAACCTTCCCCTCAACCTCGATCATCGCGGTCAACTACGTTGAATCCGGCACGGCGGCCAACTCCAATCTTACGATTGGTAAGTTGCGGAATATCCGCTACCTGTTGGATAAGGCGGAGGCTACCGAGGACATGGAGGCGGACCTCACCATCGTGGTGGACCCCTCGCAGATCCAAGCGCTGCTCCGGCAGACTGAAGTTACAAACTCTGACTACAACACCGTCAAGGCGCTCGTGAATGGTGATGTTGATACATTCATGGGTTTCAAGTTCGTCAAGTCGAATCGCCTCAGTCTCAATGCATCTGGCTATCGTCAGTGCATCGCATTTGAGCGCCAGGGATTGTTGCTCGCCATTGGTGAGGAGATCGCAGTTGATGTTGGTCCTCGCCGTGACAAGCGGAACTCAATTCAAGTGTATTGCAGCGGCATGTTTGGGTCGACCCGGATGTGGGAGGCGAAAGTCTACCAAGTGCTCTGCGACGAAACCAAGTAAACCATTATGGCTGAAGCCGCACCAAAGTACAGTGTCCTCATCCAGATCACCAAGGAGAGTCTCGGTAATCTGGGTGGGGGGAATAAGATCAAGCAATCTGTGGGGAATGGGATCACCATCCTCTCGGCCACTGGGGCCGTGAATGTGGAAGTTCCAACCAATACTCATGTTGAGATCAATGACTCACAAGTCACTGGCCTGTATGGGTACATTGGACTCCTCGCCGAGGGCATTGATACCTCAGCAATTGAAACTGCTGTTGCCACGCTTGTCGCGGCCAGCTAACAAAACAAAAATATGGCCGCAACTACTATTAATAATTACTCATTGGAGCTGAACCAGGGACCTCCTGGCTCGGTGCAAACTTACGCCCCAGTTCGTCCGAACCAACTGGGTGGTCGGCTGCGGTTTCAGATGTTTACCTATAAGGCAGCAGCTGATGCCTCAGGACAGAACATCGCACTGCTGAAGCTTCCCAAGGGGGCACGCCTGCTGTCCATCCAGGTGAACTTCTCGGCGAGTCTGGGTGGAACTGCTACCCTCGCCTTTGGCCTGGCTGGGGCAAATGGCAACGGATACATTGATGACGGTAACATCGTGTATGGGTCGGTGGCTGGTATGAATGGCGCCGACTCGATTGGTGCCCAGGTGGCGGACAACACGACTTGTATCGCGAGTGCGGTGGCCTATACGGCCACCACCACCGCTACTGAGCTGCTGACTCGTACGTGCCAGGTGTATCAAGCAGCCCCGGCTGCCGAGGGTGTGCTGAACATCGCGACTGGCGCGTGGCTGTACATGCTGGCGAAGGACTGCTTCCTCACGGCCACGGTCGGTGCGGCCTCCCTGACCACTCAGATCATCCAGGGATACGTCATGTACATCATTGATTAGTCGGCGTTGGGTTGCTGCGGGAGGACGGAGTGTGGGTCCTTCGTCCTTCCGCCCTTAATTTATGGCAGATGCTGGTTTTCCTAGTGATGGATCGGGGATTCCGATCGCGAATAGTGCCCTCACTCTTGTGGGCACTAGGCTCATTTCTGCGGCCACTGACTCATCCAAGGAGTGCAAGTTAGTCTCCACGAACTGGGATACTTATCGCCGCGCAGCATTGCGCGAAGGTTTGTGGAAGTTTGCTAAGGAGCAAGTACAGTTAGTGGCTGACCCAGATTACGCCCCAATCACTGGCTTCTCAATACGGTACCCCCTACCGGCGGACTACTTGCGGTTAGTGTCATTCAATGATGTTAAGGGTGATGCTGATGGATCTGGTGCACCATATCGTGTGATGGGTGACTTCATCTACTCAAATATGAGTTATGCGAACATCATCTACATCTCTGATGTGACTGATGTGAGCATGTTTGATCCCCTCTTCTGTGAGTATCTTTCCGCATACATCTATGATAAGTTGTGCAAGACATTAACTGGCGCGGCGCCTGATCCTAAGATCTTGATGAAGGCTAAGCGCATTGCGGCCTACGTAGATTCTGTGGAGGATCCCTCCATGCAGTTGGACATTGATGTGTGGCTGCAGTCACGTGTTGGAGGACCGATGCTCCACCGTGATCCCCCATTCCCACCATGGAATGGTGGAGCAACTCCTGGTACTTGACATGAGAGCAAATACCATACAAACGAATTTTACTGCTGGGGAAATTTCCCCACTGATGTATTCTAGGACTGATACCAATAAGTATCAGAATGGTGCTGCACAGCTCACTAACTTCATTGTGCGCCCACAGGGAGGTACGTGCCGTCGTCCTGGAACACAATTCATTAGTTCTGCCGCCACTGGAAACTATACTAGAATATTGCCATTTGTAGTAAGTAATAACTTGGCCTATATATTGGAGTTTGGAGCAGCATACATCCGCTTCTATATTGATGGATCATTGGTGGTTAACGGCATGAGTACAGTGACAGTAACTACACCATATGCTGCATCAGATCTTGATCAACTTACCATCGTGCAATCCGCGGATGAGTTGTTTGTAGCGCACCCAAATTACCCCCCATACGTATTATCGCGGCTGTCAAACATAAGTTGGACTTTTACCAAGTATGTTCCTCTTGATGGGCCATATCTTGACGCCGATACTAGCGGTAATCAGGCCAGAATACAGGTAAGTTCTGATGTGACCACGATGGTGATGACAGTGAACAGCACCGTTATCAGTGTTAGTTCCACTACTACAGTATTCTCATCTGGTTTTGTTGGTAAGTTGCTTGCCACTGGAAGTTCATCCCAGCCATTATTCCAAGTTGGAACATATGTGGATACTGAGCATGTTACTGGAACATACCTGGGGTTAGATCAGTGGATTCAAAATGCGGTGGGTGAGATCTTCACATATAATTCATCATCTCATACCATAGAAGCAAGTGAGGGTGGAGTTCCAATTCAGAACTTTAATTCTGGGTGCGTAGGATTATACATACA